TCGCAGAAAAGAGTTATTTTACGAGAAAGAACCAAGCCATTACGCAAGATGAACCACACCAGACGATCGTTCAATCGTTTTTGGTCCATTTTCTCCCGTCTNTCGATATTCGTGTCAACGATAANGTGGTTTGGAATGGGATTGAATTCAAGCTCCAAATCCCTAAAAAGATTCGAAATCATCATATCGAAGTGACAGCTGTTAGGAGAGATAACCTATGAAAATAAAAGGTTTGAATGAATTGATTAAAAAACTCGATAAGGCTGCAAATGGTGGATTAAGAAAAGAAATGACTCTATGGCTTGAAGGTATGGGAATGGANTTTCTNGACATTGTTCAGGATGAGATCATCCGTACACAAACGGTAGACACTCGTAATCTTCTAAACTCTTTCAAGAAAGGTAACGACGAAAACGTTTGGGAGCTAAAAAGCGGTGGTCTTGCTCTTCTTGTTGGTACTAATCTTGATTATGCATCCTATGCTAATGATGGACACTTNACAATAGATCCTGACAAAAATCTAGATCGTAGATGGGTACCGGGACGATGGATAGGAGATCGCTTTGAATACGATCCTNATGAAAAAGANAGCGGAATGCTTTTAAAATTTACATGGGTTGACGGAACTCATTATTGGGACAATGCTCTAGCAATCTTTGAAAAAATGTTTCATAAGAGTTTGGAGAAGAAAGTTCAAACCTGGTTAGACAAAACATTCAAATAAAGTTGGTGATAAATTGAATCCAGAAGTTGCATCGATTATGAGCTATTTCTACAAACTTTTCCCCTGTAAGGTTTACACAAAAGAAGTTCCTGAAAATTTCACGGTTCCATGCTTATATTTTCCGGAACCTTTCTCATTCGACAGCAATGATACAATTTCAACTTTTAAAAAGACTTATAACTTGTCAGTTAAGTTATTTCACAAAAATTCTCAGCAGGCTAACTCTGAAGCAGAACGGATTGCAGACGCTGTTCGAGAAAAAAGAAATATTATTCCTATGATAGATATAAACGGTGTTGAAACAGGGGATTATTTGCGAATAAGCCGTATTGAAACAAAAATAGCAGACAGCGGAGTAGCTATTATTCAAGTTAATTGGGATAGCCGATATTTCTATGATCGAGAAAAATGGCCATCATTAGAAAATATTGATATGGTTAGCGGGGTGAAATAAAGTGGCAGAAAAGAAAACGGAAAATGTCAAAGAAGAACCGAAATTCTTTTTATATGAACTACGGCAGCACTCTCAAAAACTATTTGGGGTAAAACCAGAAGTTTTTGACGGTGCTTTTTTTGATTACAACGAATCTCAAGCAACGAAGAAAGAAGCTGAAAAACGCATTCAAGCGTTTTTGAAAAAGGAGGTTAAAGCCTGATGAACGGGGGAACGTGGACCCCGGGCGTTGAAAAAGAACGTGCCGGTATTTATTTCCGTTTTGTATCTGCAGCTAATGATCGTCTATCTGTTGGCGAACGCGGAAGGGTAGCGATTCCATTAGTTCTTAGCTGGGGCGAACCAAAAAAATTCATTGAGATATCAGATTCTGATGATGTGCAAAAGAAAATTGGGCTAGATATTAACGATCCATCTCTTTTATTGTTACGCGAAGCGAAAAAACGAAGCAAAACGGTACTGGCATATCGTGTCAACGAAGGTACTAAAGCGACCGCGACATTTGGAACAGGACAGACGGCTACAGCTGTTTATGGCGGTTCAAAAGGGAATGACATCACTATTGTCATTGGACCAAATGTGTTAGATTCCACAAAAAAAGATGTCACTACGCTTGTTGGCACTAAGGCAGTGGACAAGCAAACAGTAGCTGATTTTGGTGAACTGAAAGCAAATGATTATGTCACTTTTGCTGGTACCGGGTCATTAACGGATACGGCAGGGACAAAACTTTCAGGCGGTCAAGATGGAACGCCTACCAATCTAGATTACACGGATTTTCTTGCTGCGGCCGAAACAGAATATTTTGATACAATTGGTCTCCCTGTTGACGGAGACGAACAATTGAAAACGACATTTGCATCGTTTGTCAAACGCGTTAGGGATGAACAAGGTATTAAAATCGTCGGAGTAATCCCCAACTTTGCAGCAGATTATGAAGGTATCATTAATGTGACAAATGGTGTTGTTTTGGAGGATGGAGCAATACTTACGCCTGCCGAAGCAGTGGCATGGGTGGCGGGTGCTAGTGCCGGTGCGACGATTTATCAATCCTTGACATTTGTTGACTATGACGGAGCGATTGACGTTAATCCGCGCTTTGATAATGACGAGATAATCGAACGTCTCAAAAAAGGAGAATTTTTATTCAGCTATGATCCAAGGGATAAAGTAGCGACAGTTGAAAAAGATATTAACTCTTTTGTGTCTTTTACTAATGAAAAGAACCAGAAATTCCAAAAGAACAAAATCATTCGGATCCTTGACGCAATCAATAATGACCTGACACGAGAATTGAAAAGAGAAATCAAGGAGCGAAAAGATAGAGGAACAGACATTCCAGTAAACGACGACGGCATTCAAATTATCACCACTTTTGTGACGATCTATTTGACGACTCTTCAAGAAGGAGGAGCACTTAAGAACTTTAATTCACAAAATGATATTCAGATCACCATTAATGAAGATGGTGACGGTTTCTATATCAATGCCGGAGTCCAGCCGGTTGATTCAGCAGAGAAATTCTATTTTGGCATTGAAATCAGATAATAAAAGAATCTCGCAGAGGGTCTAGAATAGGCTCTCTTTTTTTAATTTTGAAAAAAGGAGTGAGAACATATGACTTTTCGTGCGCAGAACGCCATCAGCGGGAAGGAGGGCCGTCTTTTTCTTGACGGGGAAGAAATGGCTCACGTTAAAAAAGTAGAGGCCACACTTGAAAAAAACAAAAGTGAAGTCAATATCATGGGTCGCCGGATTACCGGAAATAAAACGACGGGAGCGAAAGGAACTGGCACCCTCACGTTTTATAAAGTAACGTCTCGCTTTATCCAAATTATGTTGGATTATGTGAAAAACGGGCAAGATGCTTATTTTACACTACAAACGGTGTTGGACGATAAAAGTTCAGGTCGTGGCGTAGAACGAGTGACACTTTATGATGTTAACTTTGATAGCGTACAAGTAGCAAATTTAGATGTCGAAAGTGATGCTCTTGAAGAAGAAGTACCTTTTACATTTGAAGATATTGATTTACCGGAATCTTTGAGAAATGACTTTAACTAATATTTAAAATCAATTGGAGGATGATGAATAATGACTGAACAAGTACGTGATATGAGTTTTTTTATGCCGGATAAGGCTTTGCAAGTAAATGAAGAAGAAGTGATCGTATCTAAACGATATGTAGATGCAGATGGCAAACCGATTCCTTTTATCATGAAGGCCATCCCGACAGAAAAAATTGAAGAGATTGAAGATCAATGCATGAAGCCTAAGTATCAAAAAGGCCGGAAAGTAGGAGAAACGCTGGATACATCTCGCTTTTACGCCAGAATCGCTATCGAATCCACCTTGTATCCCGATTTCAAATCTGAGGAACTTCGTACTGCATATAAAACGGAAGATCCGGTCGAAGTGGCAAAACGTGTGCTATCAGTCGGTGGAGAATATAGCGCGTGGATTGAAGCTGCATTAAGAATCAATGGATTTGACGACGAATTTGATGATCTTGTTGAAGAAGCAAAAAACTAATCATAGATGGGGATAGAGATGCAGTTTATTTGCATTATTGCATGCATGAACTGCACTATTCTCCATCACAATTAAAAGAAGTATTCCATGCGTCGAGAAACGAAAAAGCGTTTTATTACGCTTCCATTGAGATAAAACTTGAGCAGTTGGCAAAAGAATTAAAAAACCTAGAGAAAGGAGGGAGATAAACCATGCCGAGGTTAACCACCTTATTTGATTTACAGGACCGTATGAGCAGGAAACTCAAGACTATTACAGGTGATTTCAAAAAACTTAAGAAAGAATCTGATAAACCCATTCTTATTAGAGCGACTGATAGGGCGTCAAAGACAATAGGAGCAATTGATCGTTCTGTTCATCGACTAGCTTCAAGAAGCTATAAAGTTACAGTCAGAAGTGTTGATATGGCATCAAAAACCATCGGAACCGTAAAAAATTCACTATCAAGTCTGCCAGCGATGGTTGCGATCGGTCTATCAGTCGTGGGATTGGATAAGCTGAAAGATGCCACTCTTGGAGCGGCTATGACATTCGAAACCTATCAAGTTTCAATGAATCATTGGTTAAAGGGCAATCAAAAGGCAGTTAAAGAATCATTATCTTGGCTGAATCAATTTGCGGCTAAAACACCGATGACGATGGAAGAATTATTTCCGGCTTTTACTCGAGCGATTGGATTGTCCAGTGGGGACCTGCGTCAAGTAAAAACGTTGGTATCCCTTGCGACTGATATGGCATCTTTAACACCTGGTAAAACGGTTGAAGACGCCATGGAAGCACTAGCTGATGCCCAAATGGGAGAATTCGAGAGAATGAAAGAATTCTCGATGAAGGTTACTCAGGATAGTTACAAGGCTATGGGTGGATGGGCAGGATTCTTAAAGAAGGCTCAACAGCGTTTCGCTGGTGGAGCAAAGGCACTCAGCCAAACTTCAATTGGAATGATCTCGACAATCCAAGATAACATTCAAACCCTTTTCAGAAGTTCAGGCCAAGGCATACTAGAATCATTGAAGCCAAGGCTTCGCACGATTGTCACATGGCTTGATCATAATCAAGATAAGTGGAACGAATGGCGGGATACAATTCAAAATGCAGGTAGGCAAGGATCCGAGTGGCTTCTTTCAAAAATGCAAAATGCTTTTATGTTCATTCGGTCCAGGTACTTAGAAAACGACGATTTTAAGAAGTTGGACTTTGAAGGAAAAATCAAGTTTATTCTCGGAGACATCAATAAATGGTGGGATGGCGAGGGGAAGCCGGCATTATCTGGATGGTGGGACAAAACAGGTAAACCTTGGGCTGAGAAAATCGGTGTTTCAATGGGGAAATCGATTTTTAACGGAATTGTGGCCGGTGCTAAAGAAGGCATACCGGCGATCGGAGGAATATGGAAAGATGCATTTAAAAATCCAAGTATTGGATCTTTTGGAGGCGCCACCATTTCAACTTTGATTGCCGGCAGTATAGCAAGCATGTTATTGTCACCCATATTAAAAGGGATGAAAGGAGCTTGGGGTCTAGGTAAAAGTGCCAAAGGAGTCATTTCCAAGTGGATCACTCCTAAGAATGAAAAAATACCTTTGCCTACCAAAACGCGAGATTCCTATTCTCAAGCGATGTTTGATCTGAAAACTAAAAAATCGATACAAGACATCGGGAAAACAGCTAAAACTTCTGAAAACAAGATTGTTAGTTTAATCACCAAAATCAAAAACTTGTTCAAATTAAAGCCTCCGTCCAATTTTCTTGGAGGCTTATTTGGTGGTCTTTCAAAAAACGCAACAAAAGGAGCCACGAAGGGACTGCTTAGAAGGGTTCCGTTACTGGGGACGGCCTTGAGCATTTTCGACATATTCACTGCCAATGGGAAAAGTGGAAAACTAAAAGCTGCAGGTAGTGCAGGTGGTTCCGCACTTGGTGGATTGTTAGGTAGTTTCTTAGGGCCGGTCGGTACAATCGGAGGGGCAGCTTTAGGCGGCTATCTTGGAAGCAAGGTAATGGGATTATTCGGGGGTGGCGACACCAAGTCTCATGCATCGGCAAGCCCTCCTCCTAGCCCCACAATGCCAAATATTAATATGCAGGCTTATTTGGTAAAGAACGTCTATCAACCCTTAAACCAAGCAGTGGGAAATGCAAGATCGTATGGTCAGGCATTTGCTCGGACATTCATTCTTGGAATGAACAATATCAAAATTTCAAATTGGAACATTACTGCTCTTTATCAGCCGTTAAACCAAGCAATCAGCAATGCACGACTATATGGCCAAGCATTCGGGAAAACGTTCATGATTGGACTAAACGAGACTCCTGTTAGTGTTTCAGGGTGGAATATCTCGGCTTTGTATCAACCATTAAGCCAGGCTGTTGGGAACGCCAGACTTTTCGGTCAAGCCTTTTCAAGAAGTTTTATCCTTGGGGTTAATGAAGTACCGGTCAGCTTATCAGGTTGGAATATTTCAGCTCTTTATCAACCTTTAAATCAAGCAGTTGGCAATGCTCGGTTGTTCGGCCAGGCTTTTGGAAAATCATTTATGCTCGGCGTAAATAGCGCTCAAATCGGTATGTATGCATGGATAAGCAACCAATTATATACTCCTTTAGGCCAAGCGGCTTTTTATGCTAAAACGTACGGCATGGCGCTTGTTTACAACCTGAAAACAGGGATCAAGTCGATACCAGTTGGCATGTCGGTTTGGCTAAGAAACCATGTTCAAACACCTTTTCTAAATTTCGTTCCAAAAGCTTATAGCTGGGGTAGCGGTCTGGTCGGATATTTCATAACTGGAATGGACTCACGAAAAGGAAATGTTTCATCTGCGGCCAGAAGTTTAGCTAGGGCGGTTGAAAATGCCTTCCGTGATGAAATGGGCATTCATTCACCCTCAAGAAAGATGGCCGAACTTGGTTATTGGTCGGCAATGGGAGTTGTGAAAGGTTTTTCTGATGTGGATATCAAGAAGTTCATAGAGGCAAATATCGCAAGTATTTCAGGGGCCTACGGTGGTAAATTAAGCGGAAATGTCTCCAATTGGCTGGCAATGGCTTTGATGGCGACAGGTACATCATTGAGTTGGCTACCGGGGCTTATGAAACTTGTTCAAGCTGAATCGGGAGGTAATCCACTTGCTCGCAACCCTATTCCGGTTGGCGGAGAACATGCAACCGGTTTACTTCAGACTTTGCCATCCACATTTCGAGCTTATATGCAACCCGGAATGGGGAATATTCTTAATCCGATTCATAATGCTGCCGCGGCAATCCGTTATATTAAAAGCCGATATGGATCTGTTTATAATACTCCTTTATTCCGCGGTGGAAGATATGTCGGCTACGAAAAAGGCGGAATTATCAATCGGCAGCATTTAGCAATGGTTGGTGAAAAAAACAAAAAAGAAGCCATTATTCCACTTGAACAACACAGAAACAGAGCTTTAGGGCTGTTATCTTACGCAGCTAATAAATTAGGCGTTCAATCTGTTCAGCCACAAACACAAACACTTCCAAGCGAAACTGTTCAAGTCGCAAGTGGTGCATCTAGTGCACGTCCATCTGTCCGCGGAACGATCAGAGACATCATTATTCAAATTACGGGTGATAATCATTACTCAAACGACATGGACGCTGAAAAAGTAGCAAAAGTAGCATACAACTACATCAAACGAAAATTAGAAGAAGAATATTTTGAGGGAGGAGCGATGGCAATTTATGAGTAAAAGCGTATATCAATTTTGGTTCGCATGGCCAAACGGCACAAAATCTCGTTTGCCAGTTCTTCCTTCTACCTTAGAAATAAGTTGTGGTTCTCAAAATGAATCTATTAATATAGCAGGACTGGGAGAAGTCACAATCCTTCAGGATCCAGCGGCAAAAACCATATCATTTTCTTCTATCTTTCCTGCACAATACAGCCCTATTTGCGAATATGATAATTTCTCTGCACCGTGGGACTTTGTGGAAAGGATTAATATGTTCAAGGAATCTGATAAGCCATCTCGCCTAATCGTAACCGGAACACCAATAAACTACAATGTTTCCATTGAAGAATTTAATTATCGAGAAGGAGAAAACGATATAGGAGACATTAGCTATGACATCACATTAAAGGAATATCGTTATGTAAATGTTCGTAAGGTCAATACAAAGCCAAGTGCAAAGACGACACAACGTCCAAATAATCAAACGAAACCTAAAACTTATACAGTAAAAAAAGGTGATACTTTATGGACATTAGCAAGGAAGTTTTACAATGATAGCTTACAATGGAAAAAACTTTGGGAAGCAAACAAGGACATGTTAATTAAGCGCGATAAAAGGAATATTAAACAGCCGGGTCGCTGGATCTATCCTGGCCAGGTGTTGAAGATACCATGATGGAGTTATTCCTTGTAAAACCAAACTACATGTTACAAATCCCAACGGAAAGCATTACCTGGAGCGGGCAACGTTATAGTGCAGCCAGAAAAGTAGAAGCAAATATACTTTATAAACATGTCGGGTATGACATCCTGTCTGAAATTGAAGAAGGAAACACAGTTCTTTTTAAGTGGAAAGGTGCAGAACTATTTAGAGGAACAATATTCAATCGAGATATTACAAAGAGCGGAAAATTAATGTTCACTGCTTATGATATGTTGCAGTATTTGCTTTTAAATAAAGATGTCTATGTTTTTTCCAAGAAAAGAGCAGACCAAATTTTACTTCAAATTTGTAAA